GGCCAACATATGGGGCAGCGTAAAGGACTACACGGCAAGGCTGTTTGAAATAAACCAGTCTATCGAAATTCATAACGAAAATCTGATTTACGGCATCCCAGAACACCAGAAACAACAAGCAGCAGAAAGGTATCAACGAACATTACAGCGGGGTGAAAACCTGTTACGCCAGGCAACGCGGTTTATTAACATGGCTGAAAAGGAATTAAACAGCCCTTTGCCAACACGTGAAAAGGAAAAGGACCAGATACCGGAAGCCAAAAAGGAACCAAAGCCACCAACCCTGCAGGAGCCACCGCAGCCGCAACCGGCGCCGGAAGTTCCACAGGACCCCGAACCAGAAAAGCCCCAAAAGCGAAAACCTAGCATAAAGCAGACAGCGCAGGAAGACCCGCCGAAGCCATCTGAAATAAAAGCCCTGGCAAAGGACCGCACGAAACTGATTGACGATATTATTGACCGGATGGAAAAGCAGGTAGCGGGCGCGCAGGAAGACCTTTTAAAGCGCATTGTTGAGGACTTTGTGGAAAAGCTGGATCAGGACGAAGACGGCAATATTAAAAACACCCTGGCGAACAAGCGCAAAATTGCCCTGCTTGATCGGGTGTACAACCAGTATGTGCAGGAAACCGGCGTTCAGGTGGTTAAAACCATCGTGGACAGCGTAGGGAAGATCATGGATTTTAACGGGAAGTATTACAGCGTATTCACAACCAAGGCGCAACTGGGCCAGATCATGGCAGACACCAAAACACAGGTCGGGGATTGGTTGGGGATAACCAAACGCGGGGGCCTGGTAGAAAACGGATATTTAAACCGCCTGGTAAACGACCCGACGGTTCGCAATACGGTGCGGGATAGTGTTTTTAAAAGCGTCGTTTCACAAAAGGGATTTTTCGAAACAAAGGCCGATTTAAAGACCTACATAAAAGGCAACCCCAACCAAACGGGAGCCCTGCAAAAGTATTATCGAAACTTTGTTTACGATACGTTCAGCCAGGTGGACCGCACACAGGCCAAAATATTCGCGGATAAACTGGGCTTTAAATACGCAATCTATGAAGGCGGCCTAATCAAAACCAGCCGGCCATTTTGTAAGGAGCGAAACGGTAAGGTATTCAGCCGCGAAGAAATCGAAAAGTTTGACCCGCCAACCGCAAAGCAACCCAATTACAACCCATTCACAGACCTGGGCGGTTATGCTTGCCGGCACCATCTTAACTGGGTACCTGACGCCGTGGCATTTGCTTTGCGCCCCGAATTGAGGGTAAAAGCGGCGGCATGATTTTAGTGGCATAAGGCAAACCGCTTTTTATGTCCCAGGAAATACATTTACATTTTCATTTTGCCCCTGACAATTCAAATATACTTTCTGAAAAACTTGATTTTTTAACGTTAAAATTTAATGAGTTTATGACAAAGCAGGAACGTTTTGACACCATCCTTACTAAGCTGGACGCGGTAACTACCGACCTGGCCGGCGACTTTAAAACCTTCATTGACGAAGTAAAAAACGACACAGTAAGCGACGCAAGCATGGCAAAGGCCGAGGCTAACGTTACGATACTGGAACAGTTGGCAGCTTCGAAGGAAAACCCGATACCTAACGAGCCGCCAATACCTCCCGTAGACACTGAGGAAGGCCAAACAGGCGCGGGTGTAAACCAGGCGAACAACCCGACGCTGGGTTAACCGGATTCGCATACACGATTTTAAAGGCAGGTTTAGCGACCTGCTTTTTTTATGTACTTTCGTCGAAACATTTTTTAAACCAAATTTTACTTTATGGCAAATTTGAAAGCAGACGACAAGTGGTTTAAACGGAACATTTTACTAATTACATTGGTGCCGTTGCTTATTGTCGGGGCTGGCCTGTTCCTGGCACAACTGGACAAAACACCCGACGCCCATTATTACGGGGAAATAAAACGCCCCGGTTATGCGCCCGCGCCCGCATACTACCAGGTGGAAGCGTCCAGTCGCAAAGAGTGGGGCGACTATTGGCGGACCCGTTGGGGCTGGGCCCTGGCTGGCGGTTTAATAATCCTTATTTGTACGCCGGTTTATATTGGTTATTGCGAAGCGGAAGTAAAGGACTTTAACTGGAAGATTCAGGCCGGTATATGGCTGGCCGGCCTTTTATTAATCTTATTACCATTTTACGGTATAGTCAAAGATGGCGCATATGAAGCCAAACTAACCCCGGAACAGTACGAGCCCGTTAAAACCAACCTGGACGGCATTTTCCCACTTTAATACCACGATCATGCTTTTAGCCTTTATTCACCTATTTTTCATTGTTATTAACCTGATCGAGGCAAAACTGGAAACGTACGTTATTGCAATGAAGAACCCCGCCCTGCCGAATTACGCAGCACTGAACAGGTTGGAGCATCGTTGGAGCGGGATATATTACGCCGGCATTTGCGTGCTGGCGTTGGGCGTGTCAGTGCTGGCCCTGGGCATTACCTGGAAGGTGTTACCGGCCGGGTTTTCTTTACTGGTAAACAGGCGAATATTTTTCGAATATTCACTAAAGTTATTCAGGCGCCGCCCTATAAAGAGAATCGAAGGCGATCAACCCCTGGACACGGCAATCCGTAAATTATTTGGCACAAATGGCGGGTACCTGGAACTGGGTTTGCTGTTTGTTGCCCTGATAGGTTCGTATTTTATCATTTTTAAACATTAATAGATGGCAAAGGAAACTAATCCAAAAAATGCCGCATTAGAAAGCGACGTTTTAAAAGCGGCAGGGAATGCGGCCCCGCCCGTAAATCAACAGGGTATTAAAGACCAGGCCCAGGCCATTGGCGACCAGGCGAACCAGGCAGGCGCGCAAACAATCCCGGGCATAACTGAAACAATGGCCGGCGAACCAGCGCCAGGCATCCAGTTACCGGGCAGCAACTTGCCACCTGTAACCAATGCCGCAATGGAAGGGGCAGTGCCGCTGACCTTTGGCAACCCAGCACCTGGAAACCAGCCAGACCCCGAATATGTGGAGTTCCTGGAATGGAAAAAGAAAAAGGCGGACGCCGACCAGGCAGCAGCTAACCAGGCGAACAAAACCACGCCTTTTGAAAACCCCGACAGGGAAATAAAAAGGCTCAACACGGAAAAGCTACATGAAGAGCGTGTAAAGATGTACGGCGATGGCTATGTGGTGGCCAGGCGCTTGAACGTGGAACAGGTGTTTACCCGCACAGCGTGGAACCTGTTAGGCGGCCGAAACAATCAGGAAGGTTACCGCGAAGTGGTAGCCGCGCCGCCAGAAGTGGCACACCTGAACAAAGCCCAGTAACATGGAGCAACAAATTGCAATTCGTAACCTGGCGACGGGTGCAACCGATTTTATACCGTATTCACTTTGGAAGGCTAAAAAAAACACCCCGGAATTTAGGGGTGTTTTTGAACGTATAAAGGTTAAGCTCCCGCCGGAAGTGGTGGCACTGAAAGCACAACAAGCCGCCGCCCAGGCAAAAAAACTTTCTTAATTCAACAATTCAACTATTTTTGTATGGCAAACGCTGAAAAATTACTACGGGCCCTTTTAGTCAAGGGATATAAAAAGACTAAGACGGAAATTGATAAACTTCTTTCAGAAGAAACCACGGACGAAGACGGCGAAACACAAGTCATAGACGAAGATGCCGCTCGAATCGGAAAACTCACCACACCCAAAAAAGGGGAAACTTTCCAAGACGGATATGCAAAGGCCAAAAAAGACGTTCTAACCGACTTCGAAAAAACGTTACGCGAAGTTTACGAGGTTGACAGCGACGCGACAGGCAACGATTTAATTGACGCCATTATTGCCGCGAAGGCCAAACCGGGAGCTAAAGAGGTCACAGAAGACGATGTAAAAAAACACCCGGTTTACCAGAACGCTGAAAAAGCCCATAAACTGGCATTAAAGCAGGTAACAACTGAGTGGGAAACGAAATTGAATGAACGCGAAACCCAGTTTAAAAAGGGTGAAACGTTCAACATGGTGGCAAGCAAGGCAATGGCAAAGCTCAACGGTATGAACCCGATGATCCCAGCAAATGCCAAAGTAGCCGCCAACATT